AGTCTATCTTCGTCTCCCCTTGGTCGCCTAGATAGTAATACATTACTGCAACACCCCTCAAACTCAACCCTGTAATGAAAGAGTGTAACAAAAAATGTTACAATTAGATACCTATTGTAACAAAAAACGTTACAATGTCTTATAAAATGATATGTAATAATATTTGTTATTTGTAATAATTATTATTATATTTGCTATATGAAGATAACCAACTATGCAACCTATGAGCATAATCCATTTAGGGTAGAGCCAGGGTATTTTCCTAGGCTTGGAGAGGTAAGCATAAAGACGGCTGAACTTACAATGAAGAGAAGGGATATGGAAGACCATATAAGAATATATCCAAATGCCTATGAGGACTTTCGTAATCTTAATTCTATGGCCGTAAAAATAATTAGCTATATCTTTAGCGAACTGCATAATGATGTGGTTAGGTTGAATGTTTCAGAGCTGATGTCAAGTTTTGGGGTAATAGGTAGGCCAACCATTTATAGGGGAATAGAAGACCTATTAGATAAAAAGTTTATAGGAAGAAAGGCAGGAACAGATATGTACTTTATAAACCCAGGTAAGATGTATGGAAAAAATAGGGCTAAATGGTATGAGGAGACAAGGGTATTTGATGCTAGCTTTAATGGTATGATGCAGACCATTTCTACCTATAAAACAATTGATAATAAAATAATTGACAATGAAATTAAATAGAGAAAAATTAGCTGACCTTTACGAAGATTTCTTGGAAGACAATGACACAGAAGGACATCTACCGGCCTTAAACAAAGCATTAATAGACACCATTTGTTTTCTTATAGAAAAGAATCCAGAGACCATAGACATACATCCTAACTACACCACAAATAGCACCCTATGAAAGCCTTAAAAATAGCAGCTGTTATTTTTGTATACATCTTTTTCTTTTTCTACATTATAGTTGTACTATTAGGCAACTTTGTAAGAGACCTAGTATTGGAATCTATCAGCTATTTTAAAAACACAAGCATATGATAATATGTTACATTTGTAATAAGCAGGTATCTAAATGCCTAAAGGTAGATAACCTAACCTTTGGGTATTGCGAGAAGCACGAATCCATAGTCCAAATAGGGGTGGTTAAATTTATGCTCACCCACAAACTTGATTATCTACACAATGCTAAATATAACGAGGTAGTCCATAAGAAGAGTTCAGCTGAAATAGAATTTGAAAAACAAGTCTTACCAGAAAACCTAAACGAATTAGATGATTAGTAAACTGTGGCCTTTACAAATAAAAAGCTATTACTTGACTTTTTTCCTTATATTTGTTAAAAAGTAAAGTTATGATATATTTTATAAAGCATACCGAGTATGTTAAAATTGGCTATACCGATAGAATTAAATTAAGATTAAGCACATTACAAGTAAGTTGCCCTGTTAAATTAGAAGTACTTGGTTTGATTGAAGGCAATAGGGAAGATGAAAGGAATTATCACAAAATGTTTAAACCTGCTGGTAGTAGTGGGGAGTGGTTTGAATACAATACCGAATTACAAATATTTGTTGAAGGTTTAAGTGATGATTTATTATGGAGATATGGATTTGGTAAAGATGCGTTTACACCAATAGGGCTTATTAAACAATGTAGATTAGAAAAGAATTTGAGTATGGAAGAACTAGGAGAATTAATGGGCATTACAAAACAAGGTGTTTATGATATGGAATTAAGAGATGCTCAAGGTAATATAACTATTGGTGCTATTTTTAAAGCATTATCTGCTATGGGTTATAAATATCAAAACAGAGCAAAAAATGTATAAAAGAAAAACACCAGTAAAAAGAAATCCTATAAAAAAGCCAATTAAAAAGTCCATTAAACCACATAAAAAACTGGACAAAGCTAAACCTTTACCAAAGCTAATAAAAGATGTCCAACAGGTATTTAACAAATATATAAGAACTCGTGATGAAGGTATGGTATGTATCAGCTGTGGTTCAGATAAGGCCAACCAGGCAGGTCATTGGATAAGTGTTAAGCAATCTAGTGCCCTAAGATTCCACGAATGGAATGTTAACCTACAATGTGCTGGATGTAATTTGTACCTACACGGTAATCAGGTAATGTATAGGGTAGGTCTTGTAAAGAAGATAGGGGAGAGGGCAGTAGCTGAGCTAGAGTCTATGTATATAAACAATAGAATTAAGAAATGGGACAGAACTGAACTAGAGGATTTAATTAATAAATATAAATAGTATATTTGTGTATGGCAAAGATTAAGGTTAAAAAAAGAGAAGAAGACAAGGGGGAGTTTCAGCCCTCTGTTGAAAAAGAGTTATTGGTTAAATCTAAGGCTGCTGAAAAGGCCTTAGAAGAAAAAGCTAAACAAGCATTAAAGAATCAAATTAAAAGATAATGTCAGAAGCTTGGCAAAGAAAAGAAGGTAAGAATCCTAAAGGCGGGTTAAACGCAAAAGGAAGAGCCTCTTATAATAAGGCTCACGGTGGTAACTTAAAGGCACCTGTTAAATCTGGGGTTAATCCTCGTAGGGTTTCTTTTGCTGCTCGTTTTTCTGCAATGGCAGGCCCTATGAAAAAGCCAAATGGAGAGCCAACAAGAAAAGCCTTAGCCTTAAAGGCTTGGGGATTTGGTTCAGTTGCAGCAGCAAAATCATTCGCAAGTAAACATAAAAAAAAATAAAATGGCAAAGGTAAAAGTAAAATCTTACGGAGGAAACAAGGCAAATACAAATGCACAAACCCCAAAGGCTACAACCTACGAAGGGAACAAATCAACAAGTGCTAAGAAATTTGTAGAACCTAAAAAAGGAACTGATGTAGGATACGGGTATAAGGTAGGTGAAGGTGAAATGGGTAAAAAAGAAATACCTGTTAAACAACAAGCTAAAATGGCATCTGTTAGTGCTATCTACAAAAAGAAATAATGAAAGGCAAATCTAAGTCAGCAATTTATTTCCAAAAGAACCCGGATGCTCGTAAGAAAAAGAATGCCTACAATACTGCCTACCACGCTACACCTGAAAGAAAGAAATATAGGGTTAGATTAAATAAGGCAAATAGGAAGGCAGGCACCTATGGAAATGGGGATGGCAAGGATATGTCTCATACAAAGTCAGGTAAGCTAGTCAAAGAAAGTCAATCAGCTAATCGGGCAAGGAACGGCAAGGATGGTAACTCATCTAAAAAATAAAACACACAAACACAATGAAAGCAAGAAGAAAGATGCTCGTGGTTAAAAGCTACAGAGAGCAAAAAGAAACGCACGAGGTTAAGTTAGAAAACGGAGAAACCCTAAGACTATATATTGGAAGAAAGTACGGAGAAAATAATAGAGAAATTAATCCAGTAGTTTGCGAGGTACTAAGCATAGGACAGGATGTTAATAACATTGAGGTTGGTGATATGCTTATTCTTCACCACAATTGTTTAGACAACGAGGCCTTACTTATTGAAAGAGACAATGAAGAAATGTCTGATATAGTTGCTGTGTTTTGGGACAAGACTATTTACGCAAAAATTAACAAGGAGACCGGGGAGTTAATACCTATCAATGGTAATTGCATAGCCAAAAGAATTCCAAAGAAAATTGAAAGCACAATGTTTCAGCCTTTTGAAATGACAGAGGATTATGAATTTGATATAGTTGCAGCCCCAACAGATTTCCCAGAGGTAAAGGCTGGTGATAGAGTTTTGTGTTACAAGTACTCTGATTATGAAATGGTTTATCATTTTAAAAATGTAGAAAGAAGAGCAATAAGATTATCCAAGGATGATGTGATTGGCATATTGAGTTAATATGCTAAATTTGGGTATGAGTCGTGCCATCATAATCAATTCCTCTAATGCCAATAGTGTATTAGCTGATATAAAAAATATAGGTAAACTTCATTACGAAAATTTTTATACCTCAGGAATAGTTGTATTTTTTGATAAATATGATGACATAATTTGTTTTGGGGCAAGCTATAATGACATACTTGAATTAGCCCACGATTTAACCCCACCACACGCCAAGGGTTATTATATTATAAAAGATGTTAAAGAGCCTTTATCTGAGGATGAGGTAGATAATATTTATGACTCCTTATTAGAGGAAAAACTTTCTATATTCTTAGTACAAGAACAAGAACCAATAAAGGTAACAATATGTCTGAATTAGAATTATTAAAAACCGAACTTAGTTTATATAAACAAGATGGGATGTATGCCCTATTCTTTGCCCTAAATAGAAAGATTAATGAACTATCTGCCTCATTAAACAGTATTACCCTTGACCTAAATGGAGACGACAAAACTTTTGAACGTTTTCAGAAGCTGACCTCTTCCTTGAAAGATATGGTAGACTCAGTTAATTGGTTGAGGGTAAACTACCTTAAAATGGATGAGACAGAGGCCAAGGAGGCAGAGAAGAAAGGGGTACCTCTAATAGAACAACTTATCAATGAAAATAAAAAGCCAAAGTAACGGGATAAATGTATCAGCCTACATTAACACCGATGAACTTGAAAAGGTCTTATTAACACCCTACAAAGAAAGAGTAAAGGTATTAGAAGCCCAGGTTCGCAAAAGAAACAACTACATAAAGAATATGCACTTTCAGCTCAAGAGAAGAAAGTGGCTTATGTATTTAGGATATATCTCTAATGAATTATTAAAACCATTACCAAAAAAGTTAAACAACAAAAGGTTAATGTGTTTATTCTATATGTATGAAAGAGACTTTACAAGCGTCAATAGAATGAAAAAAGACTTCCTAGAGTTAGGAATACCTATATCTTATCTTTATGTGGACTTTAAATACCTAATGAGTATAGGGCTAGTAAATAGAGATAAGAGGGATTTTTATTTTCTTTTAGATAAGGGTAGGGAAATAGTAGAGTATTACGAAAAGAATATGAAGATTAGGTTTTGGCATATGGCCGGTATTAAACAAGATGTCAGCCAAATCAAGAAGGAGAATGGCCCTAAAAAAGAATGTAAATATAGTCCAGAGGAGTTAGATAGCAGAAGAGCTACCTATGTAAAACTAATGAAACCCTTTTGGGAACAAGGTCTTAAAAAAATGCCAAAGGATAAAGGAAGAAGAATTGAGCTTTTGGGTAATTGGTTAAAGAACACAGGAAATAAGGATGAATGGTACACCAAGCGTATATACAACTGGGGTTCAAAATAATTTAGTACATTTGTAGCAAACACAAGTTTATGTTTTCATCTATAGATAGTTTGCTTTCAATGCATATGGATAAGCCCTCCAAAAAAAGGAGCAAGGAATATGGCTTAAAGGTAGCACAGGGTATATTCAATTCAGCTGATAGAAATAGCGATGGATTTTATGGCCGTAGGTATAGGATCTGGAAAGCCAATAGAGAGTTCTCTATGGGTACCAATTCTATGAAAGAGTTTATGGACTTATTAAGAGTTGAGGGTAATCAAACCTACATCAACCTTGATTGGAGTACCATTAAAATTGCCCCTAAGTTTGTTGAGATTCTTTTAGGTTCATTTATGTCAAGAAGAGAAAAGCCTATTGTAAAGGCCTCTGATGATATGAGCTTCTCTCTTAAGGAAATGGAAAAGCAGGAGGCTGCCTTTAGAATGAAGAACAAGGAGCAAATTATGGCCCTTGAGGAACAAATAGGTCATCAGATTGAGTCTCAGAAGTTTATGCCTGATGATGAGGATGACTTGGCTTTATACTTTGATTTGGAATACAGACTACCAGAAGAGATATTATTTGAGACTAAGATTAAGAAGGTATTAGATGAGAATGACTATGGTGTTTTAAAAAGAACCTTGATAAGGGATGTGGTAGATGTAAACTTTGCCGCAACCAAAGTCTATTTTGACTCAAACCACAATATTAAAATTAAAAGGGTTAAGCCTGAGAATTTAATATACAATGTATTTGAGACAGACAATGGTAAAGACCTAGGATATATAGGAGAGGTTAAGCCAATGAAGATTTCGGTAATCAGAAAAAAATACAATCTAGATGAAGAAACATTATTCAAACTTGGTCAAAAAGCTTCTCGTGAACTTAAGAGGTCTGAAAACCTTTATTGGAGAGATTCATATAAATACACAGAAATTCGGCCCTACGATGACTATTCGGTATTGGTCTTCGACTTTGAGGTAAAGACTACCGATGTAGAATACACCGTAAAAACTGAGAATAAGTTTGGTAATGTACTTGCTATTCCTAAGCAAGGTAGACCAGTAGCCCCAGAAGGACAAGAGTTAGCTGGTGAGGTGATTGAGTCTAAGATGATGAACATCTACCACGGGGTATGGGTATGTGAGACCGAAACAATGTTAGAATGGAATTTAACCTCTAACACTATTAGACCTTACAATAATGGGGTGGATGCAATGTTCAGCTATTCTGTTATATGTCCTAATGCTAATGGTTCTTTGATACCTTCTATGATTGAGAAGGCTATGGGGCCTATTAGACAAATGTTGGTTATTAGATTAAAGATGCAACAGCTGATTGCCTTAATGAAGCCAGATGGATTTGCAGTTGATATAGAGGGATTCTCTGATGTTGATTTAGGATTAGGTAACACTATTGAGCCTTTAAAATTGATGAAGATATACGACCAAACAGGTAGGGTATATTGGAATTCTAAAAATGATGATGGTACGGCCAAGTCCTTCCCAATTCAGCAGTTACCTAACAATGGTAACGTAGCTCAGTTGAATATGCTTATAGGTCAGTATAATTTTGAGTTAGACAGATTAAGAGAGGAGATGGGTATTTCTGAATACAGAGATGGCTCAAGTGTTCCTGTAAAGACTGGCCTTGGGGTTATGCAAAGCCAAATCCAAGCATCTAACTCAGCTACCGAATATATATATGACGGGTTCTCTACCTTGATTGAGGAGACTGCTGAGAAGGTTTCTATGATGCTATGGGACTCTGTGGTGTTCAAGGCTTCTAAGTATAAGGAGTTTGAGGGATATGATTTAAGTCTTTTGGATATGACCTTTGATGTTAAGGTTCAAATGCTTCCTGACGATAAGGAAAAGACTGAGTTGAATAATTTAATGATGCAGGCTTTACAAGCAGGTATGTTGACCTATGAGCAGGTGTTTAAGATTAAGAATATTGAGGATGTTAAATTAGCTGAACTATACTTATCAAAGAGTATGAAGAGGGCTAAGAAAGAAGCCGAGGAAACTGCCCAAAAGAATTCTCAAATGAATGCCCAACTTCAACAACAATCAGCCCAACAAAAGATGCAGCAAGATGCTCAGTTAGAGCAATTATCTTCTCAAGGCAAGATGGCTGTAAATAAAACTAAAGGAGATTCAGATAGAGATTTAGAGTTGATTAAGTTTGCTACTAATATGTATATGGAGTCTTTAAAAACAGGACAACCATTACCTGATGATATTAAACAAATGGCTGATTCTATTTTAGGAACAGCTGTTCAAGAAAAGTTGCAACAAAAGCAACAAGAACAAATGCAAGCCCAGCAAGCCCAACAGGCCCAGCAAGCTCAGCAAGAACAAGAGCAGCCTCAAGAAGGTGCTCAATAGGATGGCTTTCTTTGTGTGTGTGTTTTCATAGATTAAAGGGGGTGCTGATATTCTTATCTGGCACCTCTTTTTTTTGTAATATAAAAAACATTATATTTGTGATTAGTTTAGGACAAGTAAATCCCAAAAACAAAATATATGGAAATCACAGACATCGTTCAACAGTATGCTGCTGAACAACAAGAAAAAAGTTCTTTAACAGAAACAACAGAATCAACAACCGAGAATAACTCGGTAGCCCAAGAACAAGCGGCAGTCCCAACTGCACAAGAAGTTCCAGCTGAACAAACAATAACCCCAGTAGAGACTAGAGACCTAGACCCTTTACAAGAGTTTGCTAGAAGTTTATCAGCGGAACAATTAAAGGAAGTTGAAGAAGCACAAGCTTCCCAACCTATTCAACAAGATATTGTTGAAGAACAACCATTGGAAAATGAAGAAGAGGTTTTGGATGAGGAAGATTTTATTAAGCAAAGAACAGACGGCAAGTATTCCTCTTGGGAAGAATTGCAAACTGCCTTACAAGAGCAACAAACTCAGCAAATAAAATTTGAAAACGAAACCTCAGAGGCATTATATAATCTCATAGCTGAGGGTAAGATTAATGAGGTGGCTGATATTCTTTATAACAAGAAGATAGCCGATGAGATTAAAACAAAAGCAGATGACGAGGTATTGAAATCTTATATCAAGTTTAAGAACCCAGAGTTTGACAACGAGGATATAGAGGCTGAATACCAAGAAAGATATTCTATTGATGAGTTTGCGTTTGACGAATCCAAACTCAAAAGAGAACAAAAAAAATTGAATCAGAAAGTCAAAACAGACGTTTCTGAGGCAAGACAGTTTTTTGAAAGTATGTCTGAGGAAATAAAATTTCCGCAATATACGCCACAACAACAAGCTGAACCTCAAGAAGATACTGAAGCCCAAGAAGAAAGGCAGAAGTTCTTAGAGAGTTTAAATGGGGTTGAATCGCGTATAGGAGCCATTCCATTCAATTGGAAAGACGACAAGGCAAGTCTTAGCATCAATGGTAAGTTTGAAATCCCTGCGCAGGAGGCATCAAAGTACCGTGAGGCGGCTGAGAGTTTACAGGATTATTACGGAGAAAGATACTACCAAGATGGTAAGTACAACTCCGAGAAACTCTTAAAGGACTTGTATATTGCTGATAACTTTGAGAAGATAGCTCAGTCTATTATTAGCCAAACAGCTAATCAAACAAGACTTGAGATGTTGAAACAAAGGAAAAATATTACCACAGATACAGAACAACAAGGAACTTATAGACCAAGTGCCGCAGATGAAGAGAAGTCTTTATTAGACAAACTTTTTATGGGGCATAAAAAAACAAATCAATATTAAAAACTAAAATAAAAAAATATGGCTAATACATTGCCTACTTACGCGCAGGGCGGTATCGCTACATCAGCGGTGAATCGTACCTTGCTTAACAACCTAAATATTTTTGACCGTTCTTTTGAAAAGCAATTGGTTAATATTTATGGTAACGAAAACTATGCCTTGGTACAAATGGCATTAGGAAATTCAGTAATGGAAGCTAAGTCTGACAACAGAGCTTTCTACCACTATGAAAAAAGAAGCCTACACAATGTAGTTGGTGTTAAGGCTGCTGTTACTGCTCCTTCAGCTGGTGCTGATGTTACAGTAACCATTGGTAGTTCTTCTGGTTCTACTTATGCTAATGACCCTTACTATTACAGTTCTTCTATTCCTTTGAGAGCTGGTGAGGTTGTACGTATTATGACTTCAGGTATTGAAGGTCAGGTTATTTCTGTAAGTAACTCTTCTTATCCTGCTACTGCTGTTATCCGTCCTGTAAGAACTACAGATGCTTTTGTTTCTGCTGGTTCTGCTAACTTGTTAGCTACAGACTTCTTGTTATTAAGAGGTGCGGTGAACATTGGTGAAAACTCTGGAAAATTAAATGGTATTGCTCCAATCTTAGATAAGATTACAAACACTACTACTGAACATAGAGATGATTTCACAATTACTGACCGTGCTGATATTGAAAAGAACGAGGTTGATTTTGGTAATGGACAACATTATTACTACTACCTTGCTATGGACGATATGAACAAGCGTTATATGAACAATGCTTTCTTCAAAATTATGGAGGGTGTTGCAATTGATAACCTAGGTGCTGCAGGTGGTTCAGTTGGTACATTAGGAGTTATTCCAAGAGTTGCTGCTGCTGGTTCTACTATCCAGTACACAGCTTCTACTGGTCCAACTTTGGCTAATATCCATACCTTGACTCGTACATTGAATTTCTATGGCTCTCCAGGTGAATACCATTTCTTACAAGATATCTATCAAAGACAAGCGGTTAATGACTTATTGTTTGGTTCTTACAACAATGGTGCTATCCGTTATGCTTCAGTAGGTGGAAACGAAGAGGCTTCTGTTTCTTATGGTTTCAATTCTTTCTCAATTGATGGTTTCACATTCCATTTCTACTTGAACAATATGTTCTCTCCAGAATCAGTTTACAACTTCAACCCAGGAAGTGCTGTTCCAGAGAAGCGTAACTATGGTGTATTGATTCCTCAAAAAATCAATAGCGATGCTAAGACAGGTAAGCAATTCCCTTCTTTCCAAATCGTGTTCCAAGAGGTTAACGGACAAAGAGTATTGACTACTGAAACAGGTATGTTGGCTCCAAGTAACAAGACTACAGATGCTCAAAAGACCATCTCTATGTTGAGTTTCCCGGGCGTTCGCACGTTCGCGGCTAACCAATATGCCATCTTTGCTGGCGTGTAAGTAATTGATTTTCAATATCTTATAAAAAAAATAAAATACCTGCCAATTTATTTGGTGGGTATTTTTTTATTAATTAACTTTGTGTTTAAATACGTTTAAATATGAAATCTGGAATCTACAAAATAGTTCATATCGAATCTGATAGAACTTACATTGGGCAATCTGAAGATGTTAATAGAAGATTAAATGCTCATAAAAATTGGTTTAAAAATCCAACAAGAATTATTAATAGACATTTATACAATTATGCTAAAATGTATTCAATAGATGCTTTTATTTTTGAAGCAATAGAATATTGCGAAATAGAATGCTTAGATGAAAAAGAACTTCATTGGTATGAAATGTATAAAGAAAATACATTTAATGTTAGACCAGAACCTGTATCTAATAGAGGTTTAATTAGAAGTCAAGAAGATTGCGATATAAATAGTCAAAGAAGAAAAGAATATTATTCTAATCTAGAAAATTTAGCAAAACATAGAGAAGTAATGAAAAAAAGGTCATTAAATCCAAAATGGATTAAAGGGATAAACGAAGCTGCTCAAAAAAGGTCATCTGACCCAAAATGGAGACGAAAACAAAAAGAAATAGTTAATGACCCATTAAGAACAGAAAAAGCAAAAATAAATAATTTTATAAAAGGATATTCTAATTGTGTAGCTATGCTAGATAGAGAAGGCAATATGTTGGATTATTTTTTAAATGTACAAGATGCTTCAAGGAGTATAGGAAAGCAAAGAGCAAATATATCTAGTTGCCTTACAGGTAAACTTGGAACAGCTTATGGGTATAAATGGAAGTACCTTACAAACGAAGAGTATCTAAAACTCAATGGTGGAGAGATACTTAAAAAATAACTTTTTTATTGCTCATAACTGAGCCGTTTATGAATCAAATACGGCTCAAAGTTGCCTTATTAGTTAACTTTTCTGATTGATAAAGTTCTCTATTAGCAAACTTTTGATTGAATTTTCCGAAATATTCAAGCAGATTTGCCACAATATGTAAAATATAAAGGGGTAATTCTGTTAATTGTTGTAACATATTTAGGCTAGATATGTCACTAATTTTCAAATAATTGTGACATAATTTGTTAATTGTTGGTAGTCATACTACGCAAGTGTTCACATTTTTAAACCTTTCACGGATTCGTGAACATTATAAAAGGTTGTTGCACCTGTATTATAATAATGTGTCATAATTTGCTAATTCTGACTTATGTTTTTGTCATAGGTGTCAAAAAAAATAGTTTGGCATTTTTGTTGATATTGTATATATATTATATAACTTTGTTAAAAATTAAATTATGGCAAAAGCGACATCCGAGTTGGCAAGTGTACCAACGCTAGGTACGCCAACAGAATCCCCTAAAAAGGCTTCTTTAAAAAAAGCGAAAAAAGAACCTGAGTTTTACATCTTTAGACTGGTAGAAGAGCATCCTAAGGCACATCCAGCAGCCTCTCCTTACCCCCCAGTATTTACTATTCCAAATAGTGATACTATTCTTTGGAACTATGGTTCTGAGGAGAATCCAGATATTCAACCAAGAGAAATTAGATTTATAGATGGTATGAAAACCATCTTTGTTGATGAGCAAGAAAAGAATGGTACCGCATTGGCTGATAGCGTTTTAGCTAAGCAAACTAATTTACTTACGTTTGAGCAAGGGTTCCTTAAAGTGGATTCTTGGAACAAACAAAAGTACCAATACTTGTTATTAAGCAACCAATGCGAGCAAAATACTAATAAGTTTAAGATGATTAAAAACACCTATAAATTATTAGATTTCAGCAATAATGATGATAAGATTATAGAGTTAGGTAAAAAGAAAGATAGAGCATATGATTTAGCTCGTTCAGCTTCTGAGGAGGATATGATACCACACGCAAAATTCCTAGGCATCCCCTTTATTCACGCATCCACAGGAGAGGAAAGAGATATGTATGCTATAAGAGAAGATTACAAGGCTAAGGCTTTAGAAAGCCCTACCAAGTTTTTAGATATGGCTAATAACCCTAAAATTAAATTAAGGTTCTTAATTGAAAAGGGTTTAGAAAAAGGTATTGTAACAACTGGTATAGTTAAGAATCAAGCTCATTGGGTAGCTACAAGACAATTAATTACAAATTTACCAGACAATGCTACAGCAATAGACTCCCTAACAGAGTTTGCTAGTACAGAGGATGGAGCAGGATTTGTAAGTACATTAAAAATGCAATTATAAATTTAAGTTTTTCTCAGGTTACTCATAATTAAGGTTTAGGCCCCGCATTTCTATGTGGGGCTTTTTTGTTATATTTGTAAAAAATAATCCAATGACGGTAGACGAATGTTATAAAAGGATGCTGTTCGTTTGCAGAAAAAATCAAATAGGAAGTTTAAGCCCTACTGATTTTCAGTATGCATTCAACATTGCTTCATTAAATTATTACGACACTCTTATAGGTAAACTTGAGGAATACCAATATTTTAAGGTGCCTCAAAAGATAAGTATTTCAATGACTAATAATATAGTCAGCAGATTAACTCCTTTTGAAAAACAAACTACCCCAACTGTTACCTCTGGATTGGTTACAAAGCCATCTGATTTTAACAAGATTTTGGCTATGTATAGTCCAAATAATTATAGAATTTACAAGATTGAGGAGAATAGATTTGCTGAAAGAATGCAAGATTCTATTGACCCTATTGACGAATTAAATGCTTTTTATGTAGAGCAGGCAGCTAACTGGAGAGTATATCCTACAACCCTTGTCTCTGTCATTTTAAGATACCTTGCAACCCCTACTTTTGTAGTTTGGAATTATACCTCAGACGGAAGTGGAAGACCTGTATACAACCCTACAGGAAGCGTAGACCCACAATGGAAAGATAATGACATTGATGAAATTATTGCAAGGGCAGTTAAGTTAGTAGGTATCTCATTAAAAGAGCCAGTATTAACTCAGTTTGCTGACCAAGTAAGTAAATAATAAAATATGATTTGCACCGTACAACAAATGGTTGACAGGGTCAGAAGGGCTTACTATAACGACTATCCTAACGATAACTCAGTATTATCAGATAATGAATTATTATTATATATTAATGATGCGGTTGCATCAGTTGCAACAAAACAGGCTAATGAGGCTTATGCTATTACTGGTGTCGTAAGTGTACCAGAGGGATATTTAACTACCTATAAAATAACTTCTTTTACCAAGGATGTTGATACAGGATATTATACTGCAACCTTGCCTCACCCTCCATTTGGGTTACCTCAAAATAGCGGGGTTAACTCTGTGTTTTTTACAGGGGTAAAAGGGCAAAGCAAGCCAATATTATATGTATCAGCTAATGAGATAGATTATTTTAGAAGTATGCCACATCCTCCAAGAGCAGCCTATTATTGGATTGAGAATACTACCTTGTTTTTATGGGTTAAGACATTACTGCCTACTGGTTCAAAGGTAAGCGTCAGAATGGCTACCCACGTAACAAATAGTTTATCAGCTCCTATTAATGTTCCTCCTGAGGCTTTAAGTATGGTATTTGATTTAGTAATGCAAAAAATAATGCCACGTCAAAACATAGCTGAGGATGCTATTGTTGATGGAAGTGCAAGAGAATAATTATGGATAACCAAATAACAAGATATGTAAAATTAAGCGAGGCTGTCAATTACTATATTGATGAGGCTCGTTTGACTTCTAAGGAATTTAGAAGACTTTGGGTATTGGCATTTAGAGGGTTACAAGAGATTGGTATGGATGTATCTTGGACTCCTAAAATAGAATTGTTAGAGGTTAATGATAACAAGACTGTAACCCTACCTGATGATTATTTAGATTGGGTTAAGGTTGGTATATTTAATCCTTTTGGAGAATTAGCCACCCTAAGGGTAAACGAGCAATTAACTAGCTTTAGAGACACTACCCCAACAAGATTATCAGACATAGCCTCCCCATTAGGAGCTGATACTAACTACCTACAATATCCAGCTTGGTATGGCTATTGGGATGACAATGGTAGTGAGCATTATTTTGGTGCAGGTTCTGGAATGGTTCAGGCAGGCGAGTGTAAGGTAGATGCCAAGAATAATGTTATTATACTAGACCCTCAGTTTACCTATACCCAAGTTGTATTGGAGTATATATCAAGCCCTATAATGGATGATGATTATACCATTGATTTAAAGGTTCAAGAGGCCTTAATTTCTTTTATAAGATGGAAAGATTTGCAATCTTCTCCTGCTGTTAATAGGGCTAATATTAGTGAAAAAACAATGAGGGAGAGAGAATATTATAATCAAAAAAGAATGGCTCGTAAGAGATTAAAACCATTTAGATTACAGGTATCAGAACAATTCTATAGAGAAGCCCAAACGCTTGGGATTAAAGGATAAATATGATTGAACAAAAACAATTTAGTGGCATCTTGAATTTGGATGACAATAATGATGTCTTACCATCTAAACATCATAAGTATGCCTTGAATGTTCGATTTAGAGGTAATCCCGGTAATGCTAGAATTGAAAATATTCCAGGTAATAGATTGATAACCAATAGCCTTCCTACTGGTACAAACCAATGTATTGGGGCTATTTATGATGATGTAAGATTTAGGGTATATTATTTTAATTATAATTCTAATGGTCGTAATGGTATTTACTATTATGATGTGATTGCAAAAACAATAACAACCTTATTGTTAAGTTACACAAATAGTGCAGCTGATATATTAAACTTTAATCCTTCCTATCCTATTGCATCTATAAACATAATGTATAAGGATACTGTTGATGGGGATGTTATTTATTGGACTGATAGATTAAACAGACCACAATGTTTAAATATTAAGGATGCTATTGCAAATATTTATGGTTCATCTTGGTTATCTTCTTACTTAACAGTAGCTAGACCAATGCCTTTGATTGCCCCAATTTGTTCTTATAATGATAATAGTTCTGTTACCCAAAACAACCTAAGAAACAAATTATATTTATTTAGATACAGATGGATATATTTAGATAATACAAAATCTACTTGGAGTCCTTTAAGTAAGATGTTTGCTCCTAAAAACCCAGATAGCCTTACTACCTCAATTGACCCTACTAAGAACAATAATATAAGTGTACAAATAAATTCAGGTGGGGCTAATGTTTCTAAAATAGAAATAGCTGCTAGACAGAATTTAGATACCACTTGGGGAAATGATTTGTCAATAGTTACATTAGATAAATCAGCCTTGATAATAGGAAATAATATTAATTACACTTATTACTTTTATAACAATGGAAGTTATTCTTATACAGATGAGTCTCAATCAACTCAGCTATTTGATTATGTGCCTAAGAAGGCTAATACCCAAGAGCTTATAAATGGTAACCTTCCTATATATGGTGGTATTACTGAGGGCAATACACTTGATACTACCTTAAGTGCAACGCCAGCAACAACTAGCTTGGTTATAAATACGGCAGGGGCTGGTAGTAATCCATTAACTATTACTAGCGGGAATACTCAAACACCATTACCAACAAACACAGGATATTATTTTTTATATTTTACAGGGGCTCCTCAAATTGGGGATGTTATAACTGCTCAGTTTATTTTAAACAACCCAACAAAGACTCCTGCTACAATATCAGCAACTGCTACCTATACCTGTACTACCACAAATTTAACTACTGCTAGGGATGGGTTAATTAGTGCAATGAATGCCTTGGGTACATTTAGCACCTATAACTTTACTATTGCCTCAAATGCAAGTCCTCTTGGATTAAAAATATCAAGTACAACAGGAAATAGTCAGGTATCACTTTCTAACGTAACTATTGCATATGCCACTCCTTCAAGTGGTGGAACAACAACTGATGTTAATATATCAGCCTACAAACACAATTCATTATACAAATTTGGTATATGCTATTTTGATGAGTTTGGTATAACTAATGGGGTATCAACTAATGATACTTTTAATATTACTACCCCAGAAATTTCAAGCACAAACTTGACAAATGTAGCATTGACCATACCTAATATACAATTTTCAATATCTAATGCCCCACCAACTTGGGCTAAATATTTTTCTTGGGTAAGAACTCAAAACCTTACCTGTAGTAATTTTTTAACCATTACAACTGATAATACCTATCAAGATACGGTGTATGGGTATTTAGATATAACAAAATATAACACAAATTCTGCTGGATGGCCTGCTTATCAATTTACAAAAGGAGATAGGGTAAGAATAATAGGAAGAACTGGGAATACCTCTTCGGTATATGATTACCAAATATTAGGTTTTTTAACAGCAAAGCCAACCGGGGCTACCTCATTCCCTACAACTGGTCAGTTTTTACAATTGCCTTATGATACCGCCTCAATGTCTAATTTTGGTACTTATAATAATTATTATATAGAGGTATATACCCCTACTAAAAATACAGATACCTCCTTACAGGTATTTTATGAATTTGGGGAAACCTATTCTATAGGTACTGATACTAATGGTAACCAAGTCCACCTAGGTCAGCAACAAAACCAAATAATAGGCACAGGGGCTCAACCTGCTATCTATAATTTCTTTAGGGGCGACGCCTACGAAAGACAAAGAACTGATGCTATTTGGATAATGTCATCCTCTGTATCTGACGGGTTTGCTTCTCGTGTATCAGGAATAGGTAGACCATTTGTTTTAGACCCATTTGCAAGAGAGGTATACAACCCAACCTTGGTAAGATATGGGGGGAGCTATCAGCAAGGTACACTTGTAAATGATAGTAACAGATTCTACCCAATTAATTTTGATGAATACGATAGGAGTAAGGGGGATATTCAAAGGATGAAGCTAAGGGAAAAAGCATTGAGGGTATTTTTCAGTCGTGGTCAAGGAGTTGTTAATGTGTATGCTACTGAAATGACTAACCAAGATGGCACTTCAAATCTTATAGGCTCTACCCAAATACTAAACCCTATTAACTATTATATGGGTGAATATGGGATTAGCAATCAATATTGTTCATTAGTATCTTCTGGGAGGTCTGATTACTATGTAGACCCTATTGCAGGTTATCATATTAGGCTTTCCCAAGATGGGATTACTCCATTAACGGAGCTTTACAAAGGGCAGTACTTTTTCCCATCCATAGCTAATAATTATATAGATACTGCTTATGCAAGGTCAGCAGGAGGGAATGCTAAGATTTTAGGGGTGTATGATAGCTTTGAAGAAGAGTATATAAGTATATTCCAAACAGGTACTAAGAGCTCAACAACCTTAACACCATATACGGTTGGTTTTAACGAGGCAAAAAACGCCTATACGTCTTTTTATAGCTTTACCCCTGAGTGGGCTATGTGTGCCCAAAATACGCTTATAACGTGGAATAGCGGAGGATTGTATTTACACGACTCAGCTACCAAAAATAACTTTTATGGAACTCAATATAGTTCTTCCGTAAGTTTTGTATTTAATAAGGATAATGTTATTAAAAAGACTTATGATTATTTAACATTAGATGCTAGTGCATATTGGCTGTCTACTACTATGGGTGATGTTAATACCTCTTTAGGTCAGTCTAGTAATTTGGTACAAGGTGATTATGAGATTCACGAGGGTATGTACCACGCAGCTTTTCAAAGAGACAACAATAGTTTAGGTGGAATTATTAATGGAGATTACCTTAAGGGAACGTGGGCAGAGGTTAAATTTACAAATAGTGCAACAAGTTTAGTATATTTGTCAGGGTTATATTTAGGATATTTAACATCAAACAGAAATTTATAATATTATGGCAGGAGGATTAGGATTAATAGAAGCCGGTATAGGTCTTTGGCAAAAATCAAAAGCTGAGAAAGCCTTGACGGCAGCAAAGGCAAAAGCTGAAAAAGCAATATCTGATATTGAGGTTAAACAAGTTGACCCATTAGTTGCAGCAAGATATAATGCTCCAATGCCCGGAGAAACCGAGGCTGAACAGGGTATAGGCCAAAGCGAAGCAGCAGCCTTAGGGGCAGCGAAAACAAGAAAAGGTGGACTAGCATCTGTATCAGGAATTGTTGCCCAAACTAACAAGGCTAGAAGCGGATTAGCTACCCAAAAAGCACAATATAAATTAGGTGCGGAAAAAGCATTAGTTGGAGAAAATGCAGCAGCACTTGCTAGCAGGCAGCAAAAACAAGGTTTAATGGCTAATATCGCCTTACAAGAAGTTGGTGCCGCAAGAAGCGAGCTTTCTCAAGGGCTTGGTGGAATAGGAGCTGGAGTAGGAGCAAGCGACATTAGTACATCTGATATTACTGGTGGCATTAAACAAGGATTTGGTTTCTTAAAAGGTTTATTTGCTAAAAAAAATCCATTAAAAGGTTTACCTAAACTTCCAATTATTGGTATTCGTTCATAAATAAAAAGTAATTATGCCATTCGGAATATCTGAAAGTGCAATAGCAAAAGCCTATGGTCCAACGGACCTTAGTGGTGTTTATAAAGGGTTGCAAACTGGAATTAATAAAATAGCTAAAGAAGAACAACTTTATAGACAACAAAATCTTAAAGAGTATATGCAAGTTTCTAGAGATTTAGAAGATTCATCTAAAGGAGCTAGG